CCTGAGATGGCACGTATGGTACTACCTCAGAGCATGTTTACTGAGTGGTACTGGACAGGCAGCCTTATGGCCTTCATCAGGGTGTGTTCTCTTAGGATTAAGGAAGATGCACAAGAGGAAACCAAAGACATTGCATCTATGATAGATGTAGAGTGTTCACATCTTTTCCCTGTATCTTGGGAACAACTAATGAAACTCTCGTAGCTCAATGGATAGAGCAACAGACTTCTAATCTGTAGGTTGCAGGTTCGAGTCCTGCCGAGAGTGCCAAATAAACAGTTGACTTATAAAAGTAACTGTGCTATAATTCGTGTACTCAAATAAAGAATGCTTTAAGGTTCTTTATAATCTTGCTCATAAGGAGAAAAAATATGATTACAACTACACCTAATCTACCTTCCCATGTATGGAATGATTTCTTTGAATACTCTGTAGGATATGATCAACTTCTTCGTAAAATAATGACTAGTCATAAATACAGAAGTCAGAACAATTCATACCCTCCTTTTAATGTTTCAAAAAAAGACAGTACAAGTTATGAAATTTCTATAGCTCTTGCTGGATTTACTTCAAAAGACATTGAGGTAACTCAAAAAGATACTATCTTAACAATTAGAGGCGAGGCAAAAGAAGAAGATACTACAGAATACTTGGTAAAAAATATAGCTTCTCGCGTATTTACAAAAACTTTTGCATTAAATGAACATGCTAGAGTAGATAACGTATCATTAAATAATGGTATCTTATCTATCATTATTAAGATAGAAGTTCCAGAAGAACAACAACCTAAAACATTTAAGATTGAGGAGTAAGTATGACACAGACATATAATATTTATGTAGGCTATGATCCTAAAGAAGAGATAGCATATGAAATTCTTAAATGGAATTTAGAACGTATTGCCAAGAACCCTGTAAATGTTTTTCCTTTGCGTAAAGATATTCTTGAAAAGATTGGAATGTATAGTCGAGAGTACACAGATATCAAAGGACAAAAGATTGATAAGATTGATGGCAAACCTTTCTCTTCTGATTTTTCTTTTAGTCGCTTTTTAGTTCCTGCCTTGAACATGTATCAAGGATGGGCCTTGTATATGGACTGTGACATGTATCCAAGGAGTGATATCTGTGAATTGTTTGAAGAATACAACGATCCTTTTCATCCTATTTATTGTGTTAAGCATGAGTACACACCTGAAAATAATACGAAGATGGATAATCAGAAACAGGAACAGTATTATAGAAAGAATTGGTCAAGCCTCATGCTGTTCAATTGCTCGCATCCTCAAAATCAAATGCTTACTCCATATGTAGTCAACACTCAGACAGGTCAGTACCTTCATAAGTTTGGATGGTTGCCTGATAAGCCAGCAGATATTGGTTCTATTAAGGAAGAATGGAACTGGCTTGATGGTCACTCACCTGAAGAGATCGAGGCTAAGAATGTTCACTTCACTACTGGCGGTCCTTGGTTTTATAACTGGAAATGTAAACGAGAAATGGATGGTAAGTATGCAGCAGAGTGGAACAACGATGCAATTTACCTCCAAACAATTGGTGTACTTAAAGATGAAGTACATAAATATTTTTTATAAGGAATAATAACACAGATGACTAATGTTAATTTTGTAACTTCTTTTAATGAAAATTTATTTGTAGATACTTCATATAAATTTTTAGAATCTGTCTTGTCTAAGTGGGAACCCAAGATTAAACTTAATTGTTATACCCATAACGTAGACTTAGAAAACTATGTAGTACCTGATGCAAAGAATATTACTTTCAATTCTTTACATGACGTAGAAACATATGATTCTTTTCATGAGACGTTTAAAAAACACAACGGTACTGAAGGTAAGACAGTAGACTACAACTGGAAGCTAGATGCTTTACGTTGGTCACATAAAGTATTTGCCCTTACAGAATCTGCATTCAATCTAGTAGCTGCCTCTGATAATCCTGGGTGGTTGATCTGGATTGATGCAGATTCTTATACCTTGAATAGACTTACAAAAAAAGATATCTTGGCTATTCTACCTGAAGGTGCTGATGTTGTATGCCTTGAACGTACTGATCAAGAGTATCATGAAGGTGCATTCATGGCATTCAATCTTAATAGTAAGTCAACTCAAGACCTTCTAGGAGACTTACGAGGTGCTTATATTTCTGGAGAAGTATTTAACTACAGAGAATGGCATGATTCTTTTATCTTTACTAGACTACTAACCATCTATAAAGCACATGGTTTAAAAGTATCTAACCTTGGTATTAATGCTAACACAGAAAAGCTCAGTGCCTTTGAACAGTCTCCTCTTGCCTCGATGTTCCTACATTTTAAAGGAGCAGATGCTACTTCTCTGAAGAACTTGAGAGATGAGAATGGAGAGAGGTTTGTATCCTTGTCAGAAGATACAACGCATGACATTCTTCCCAGTAGATATACCCTGTTGTCAGACATTATGAAGCATTATAAATCTGAAGGAACTATCATAGAGACAGGCACCTGGAATGGTGGTCGTGCCATTCAAATGGCTATGACTATGTTTGAGAATACTGACAAGGTACACTACATTGGTTACGATTTGTTTGAAGAAGCTACTGCTCAAACAGATGAAGAAGAGTTTAATGTAAAAGCTCATAACAAAATGAGTGCTGTTGATAAAAGACTTACTGATTTTAGCAACATCATGTTGAAAAGAAAATCAAAGTACTTTACCTTTGAACTTATCAAGGGTAACACCAGAGATACACTAAAGAAAAGCGATGCTGACTTTGTTCTTCTAGGAGGTGGTAATAGTTTTGAGACAGTAAACAATGAGTATGAAAAACTTAAACACAATAAAGTAATTGTTCTTGATAATTTTTATATGACAGATAGCTCTGAGAGAAACGTAGTTGAGAAGTATCAGGGTGTAAACAAAGTCTTTGAATCTATTAAAGAGAATAAAAAAGAAAATAAGGAGGAAGACGAAGAAGGTTGGACATCCTTTGACGATACAGATACAGGAGTAAGAAAACTTATTCTTCCTTCATCTGATGATGTAAGAGGTGGAGGCATTGCACATATCTGTTTGATCTTGAATGATCCTGATCTGCCTGAAGTACCTAAGAAATTTAAACAAGTTCCTATTGTTGTTAATCCCAGAGACTGTGTATCAAAAGATTACATCAGAGATAACATTAAATCTAATCTTAAAATGATTGATCATAATAGATTTATGCATCGTATTAGTCCTCATAACCAAACAGCTTTAATTGTATCAGGTGGTCCTTACCTAAACATCAAAGAACTTAAAGATACTATTAAAGAAAATCCTGGATGTAAGGTTGTGTGTGTCAAGCACAGTTATAATAAACTTCTGGAGAATAATATTAAACCTTGGGCATGTGTCTTACTTGATCCTCGTCCCATTACAGGCATCAGTACTCATGGCGTTACACGTAAAGATTTATTCAAGAAAGTTGATCCTTCTACTAAATTCTTTGTGGCATCCATGACTGATCCCTCAGTGACAGAACATCTGATTAAAAAGAAAGCTGACATATATGGATGGCACGCCTTTACTGAATCTTTAAGAGAAGAAGATGAGCGTGGCGTACAGATTGTAAACAATCAAGTGCATCTGGTTGATGAGCTAGGTATTCCTCAAGGATCAACTTTAATTACAGGTGGTACATGTGCAGCAATGAGAGCTATTGGTATCATGAACACAATGGGTTTCAGAGAGATGCATCTGTTTGGTTTTGACTGCTCTATGGAAGAGCCTACTGAAAAACAAATGGAAGAAACTACAGGGGCTGAAGATGAAGAGCCTAAAGCTAAGTATATGAAAGTCACTGTGAATGACAAAGACTTCTGGACTACAGGAGAACTCTTGGCAATGGCACAAGACTGTGAGCGTACATTCAGAGATGCTAACTCAGCAATTAATTTTACTTATCATGGTGAAGAAACAATGGTAGCAGAGCTATGGAAAATTATTGAATCAGAAAGACCTCTGCCTAATTTCAAGGAGGTGTTTGATGACTAAATTATCTAGAAAAAATCCATCAGAAAGATATGAAGAACTGGTTGAGAAGTATAAAGAAATACATGCACAAGGACCAGGATATTTTAATGGTAAAAGTTTGTTAAAGTATGTACCTCAAGTACATCAGAAACTTATTGCACATGAATGTAAAACACTACTAGACTATGGTGCAGGTAAAGGACTTCTCTATACAGATCAGTGTGCCACTGTACAACCCTTGTTGTCAGGTGGTAAGGTAATGACCAGACCTTTACAAGAACTATGGAATCTTACTAGCCATCGTTGTTATGATCCTGCTTATGAAGAACACTCTACGAAACCAAAGGGAAAGTTTGATGCTGTTATTTCTATTGATGTTCTTGAGCATGTAAATGAGGATGATCTTGAATGGGTATTGAATGAAATCTTTTCTTACTCAAAGAAGATGGTCTTTCTTAATATAGCTTGTTTCAAAGCTGCTAAACATTTTAAAGATGGTGAGAACGTACACATAAGTGTATTCAATCCTGAGTGGTGGTATGTCCTGGTATCTGATATCATGAAAAGTTATCCTGATATTACTACTTATTTATTGTGTGAGAAGGTAGGACACCTATCAGACTATGTAATCAGAGGAGGAGAGTAACATGCTAGGAATTGCAGAAAGTGTTATTGGAGTAGCAGGTAAAGTCCTTGATAAATTTGTAGAGGATAAAGATTTAAAAACTAAACTTGATGCAGAGCTTCGATCACAGTTAATTAATCTAGATACCCTTCAAGCACAGACAAATATAGAACAAGCCAAACATGATTCTATTTTCGTGGCTGGGGCAAGACCAGCTATCATGTGGATATGTGCCTTTGCTTTGGCTTGGCAGTACATTTTAGCACCTATGGGAGCATGGGCATTAGCTGTTTGGTATCCTGTTGTAACACTCCCAGAGCTAGGCACTGAAGAACTTACAGGTCTTGTCATGGCATTATTAGGATTGGGGGCAGCTAGGTCATACGAAAAAGCCAAGGGCGTGGCAAGGAACAGCATGAATAGATAGGGGTCTTTATTATGAAAGAAGGAAAAGTATGGGGAACAACAGAGAACATTTATTCTAATAGTTCTTTTGAGTTCCATCGTATCGAGTTTAAAAAAGATAGTGAATGTAGTAAACATAAACACCAGTATAAATGGAATGGATTCTATGTATCTCAAGGAACATTGTTGATAAGAGTATGGAAAAATTCTTATGATCTAGTGGATCAAACAATTCTTAAAGCAGGAGACTTCACCAAAGTTAAACCTGGAGAGTACCATCAATTCAAAGGTCTTGACGATGGAGTAGCCTTTGAGTTATACTGGGCTGAATTTAATCATGATGATATTGAAAGGGAATCAATTGGAAAAGGACCAAGAGGATACATTGAAGAAGACAACTCCTCTACATACGAAGGATTGGTACATAAAGTGGGCAGCTTCACTGATCCTATTAGTTGGAATGCTCCTGACAAGCAATAATGTTTTTCCTATAAATCTATTCTTTCATGTAGTAGGTTTATCAGGATGGTTGATTGTAGCCATGATGTGGAATGACAGAGCTTTAATTATTATTAACTCTGTGTCTATTGCTATCTTAACAAATGGATTGATACATTACTATGCCTCTTAATGCTAAACAAGAAAAGTTTGCACAAGCCTATGTGTTACATAGGAATGCAACAGAAGCTGCCAAGGCAGCAGGATATTCTGATAGGTCTGCCAATAATCAAGGTTATCGACTCCTTCAAATGGATGAGGTTACTGAGAGAATTGCAGACCTAGAGAATGAACTAGTCACTGACATTGATGTAGTAGATGAGCTTGAATCTCAATACACATTTGCTGCTACTAATGGACATACTAACAGTGCTATCAAGGCTCTTGAGTTATTGTCTAGAGTCAGAGGTGCCAAGTCAGATAGAACTACGCATCTATCTACAGAGACAATAGAGAATGAGATCGTAGGTTACATGGAAGCTTTGGGTAAAGATAAGATAGATGATCTAATCAAGAAGTGTAAGTTTTAAACTTCTTATCATACTCGTCTTGCATACTACCTGTATCTATATCTTTAGCATACTTCCAATCTTCAGGCGCTCTTACTGCCTTGCCTCGTAGAGTTCTAAAGTTGTCTGCTGTGTAAGAGAAGTTATTCTTAGTCTCAAACGTATATGTTATTTGAGATGCAAGATCACCTTTAGCAGCTTCAACACGATAGATATCTATAGGTTCTCCATCTGCTCCCATGACTGTATCACCCTCTTGTAACCACATTACTAGAGCAGCAGTTCCATCACCCTTAACAATCCATTCTCTACCTGTAACCATTGTATCATTTAGATGCCAAATATTTCTACTTCTATTTACACTTAGAGAGATGATAGGTTTAGCCTCTAGTTCTGTAGTCCACTTCCTTGTTTTCTTATCTTCAGGGAATGACATAACAACATCACCTATTTTTAAATCTTCAATGTTTTGATAAGTGCAGTCACCCATCAATACTTTTGTACCTGCAACCCAACAAGCATCAGCATCCCCATCACCAGGATCATCAGCATCACCCTCTCCTGGACCTCCAGAACCTTCTGGTCCTCCCATTCCTCCTTCATCTCCAAATCCACCAAACCCAGGACTACCTGGAATGCCTCCTGAAAGATCAACAGGACTTTTACCAAAACCATCGAAGTCATCAAAACCTGGACCTGTAATACCAGGCATACCCTCTATTCCTATACCTAACCCACTTGTAGCAGCATCTACACCAGTACCAGGAGCAGACCCTGCTCCAGGACCTTCACCAGAGGGTCCTTCTTCCGCAAAGAAGGCATCATATACAAATTTTACAAGCATAATAGGAAGAGCAAGTATAGGAAATGATGTTGCTAAAAATCCTAAACCTATATTTGTAATCGCTTTAGGGGCATTAAATGGCTTGCCCTCAAGCTTGTCTCTGAGTGCGTCAACTAGACCACCAACAATAGGAACAGCTGCGCGTGGTGCAGCACGCGAGACAGCGGTTTTAGCAAGATCAAAGGCTACATCTTTTCCTACTTCTTTTGCAAAATTTACTGGGTTCTCAAAAACTTCGTCAACTTTTGCTCCTATTCTATCTCCAAAGTTGCTAAATTTTCCTGATATATCTTCTCCTATATTTTCTAAACCTTCTGTTATTGTATCAAAACTAACTTCAGGCGCACCTTGAAATGCATCATCTGCTTCATCACTCACAGGAATTAAAGAAGAAATACCTTGAGGCAGACCTGGAGCTAACTGTTGAGGATTTGCTATCTGTCCTATATTAGTTGTAGTTTGAGCAATAGGTCCACCAGAAATACGTCTACCAAAAATATCAAAGTTTAATTTGTTATCAGCTATCTGACCTATATCTAACTCTTGATTAGGCACACCACCTTCCTGCCTACGAATAGGAATAAAACCAGATAATCCAGATTGATTAATTGGCTGAGTAAACATTACTTATAGCTCCACACCCAAGGACGAGGGTGCGTATCAGATGACATATCATCTAGGTGTATGAACCTACGCTCATGTGCGCCTCTCTGAGAGACTCCTATGCCTGTCATACCATGCTTTATAGCCAAGTATATAATATCATAGGCTACCTCTCCCATTGCTGCCACATCTACAGCTTTACCATACACATGAGGAGAGTCTTTAACACCTCCTATGGCACTGTTATGTGCAGGATGTCGATAGCCTGATGTTATGATCATGGGTCTACCTAAATCTTCTCGTATCTTAATTAACTTTTCTAGGAAACCATCATCTATCTGACATTCATCAGTGCCTTTACATTTAAGTTCATCTATAGAAAAGTATTCATTCTCTATCATCTTTAACTCCTGTATCTGGATGGCTTCCATTATGCATGTGAGATAATTTATCTGTATCTTTTTGAAGCTGTTCTATTTCTGTCTTCATTCTTTCCAAGCTACGATGTAACTGTTCTCTATTTTCAGGGGATAGTATAGAAGTCAATACTCCTATCTTATTTTCTGATACTTGTGTACTAATATTGTTCCTCTCTAGGTTATCAAAGAGTTCACTAATATTCTTTTGCATTGCCTTAGAATCTTCTTCAAGCTCAATACACTTCTGTCTTGTAACAACAAAGCTTGTTATAACACTGATCAACATACCTCCCAGTGTTATCAGTAGTCTAGCATCTAGCTCCATTTATCTACCGCCAGTATTACTTATATCAATAGTGAGTAAAGGAGTATTTACTTGGTTAGCATACCTAGCTTCTATCTCTTTTATTAAAGCTTCTCCTTGACCTTTAGGTAGCTCACGTTTAATTTTTTTCAATTTATTTTTAATTGTAAAGGGAGTAAATATACCTCTTTCATTAGTACCTCTATCTGCAATACCTTTAAGTAAGTTATCATCAATTTTTTCAGTACCTTCTCTTGATAATAACTTATATAAATCCTTATCTGACATTGAATGTTCAGTAACATTACCCTTTTTATCTTTTTTTCTGTAGGATAAACTTTTCATATCATCGTATAAACTAGTAAGTTTTGCCTGTTCATCTCTAGATTTAACCACAAGATCATCTAATTTTTCAAAAAGTTTATTTTTTAATTCTACAGTTATTTGTGGATATTGTTGTAATTTAGATATCTCTCTATTAAATACATTCTCATAAGTTTTAATTTTAGAATTTATTTTATAAGCATTGTAACGTAAATTTTTTCCTAGATCAACAGTGACTTGTCTAGTACCATAAAGTCTAGCTAGTTTATCCTCTAATTTTTTAGGATATCCTGTTGGTCCTACATCTGTTTTTCCCACTAAGTCTACAATCTCTCTAATATCTTTAATAGTTCTTGGCTCTAAAGGTGCTGCTGCTTTACCTAGTCTAGTTACTAATTCTCCTACACCTCCTTCACCAATAGGTTGTCCATATTCATCCTCACCTGTTACAGCTTCTGTAATAGATTGGACCATAAGGCTTGGTCCTACTACAGGAGCAAGTAATGCTAAATTATCCATTAAATATTTATCAAAAGGAATATGATTTACATCTTCCTCTCCAGGACTTGATGCATATGCTGCTGTAATTTTATATATTTTTCTAATAACATCATAAGGATCAGAAAAACTTTGATTAATATATGTGTAACCAATATCTCCTCTTTCATCCATCATTAAAGGAGTTTGGTATTCTTTTAATGTAGTACCGTTTTCCCAACGAGGCCCAAGAGAAGATAATATTTTATCTGATTTTGGATCAATACCCATATCAGCATTTTGATAAGTAAAATATTCTTCTGCTCCATAAGCAACAGCACCCATCGAAGCTACACGCCTTGTTCCTATGCGTGTCAACATAGCTCCCTGTTTTATTAATTCTTTATCTCCAGAAGCAATTCCTCTAGCTGTTAGTGCTGAACCCTTTTTTAAATCCTTCATGCCTACCTTGGCTATGTTTTTTGCTGTTCTAATTGACTCAACAAAGAAAGCAGGGAAGGCTCCAAGAGGCGCTCCTTTAAGAGCTTTAATAGCTCTAGGTAAATTAGAATAACTAGGTAATGTATTCTTTACTACTTCAGCAGCATACTGTTCAATCTGTTCTGTAGGCATATCAGGAAATGCTTTTGCATATTGATCTAATTCTTTGTAATAAGATAATAATTTAAAAGCAGCATCTTCTCCACGATAGACATTACTTAAAGGATCAATTACTTTTTCTCTTACCTTGCTTAAAACTGGTCCTTTAAAAGTAGAATCAAATCCTTTTGTAAGCATTTCTGCTGTAACACTGTTATCAATTAATCCTAACCTATACATTTTACTTAACTCATCTACATTTATATCTTGGTCTTTAAAGGTAACTCCTTTTGTAGTACGACCATATAAGTTTTGAAGTTTAGGTACAGCTTGAACCACATCTTTAACATTTTTTGCTTTAGTAAATAAAGCATCTAAGTTACCATTAGCTGCCATCATAATCATATTACCTTTAACATTGATTAGATGCGTAGCTTCTGACAATACAGTTTGTGATAATGAAGCAGCAGAACCAAGACCTGCTAATGATTTAGTAATTACATTATCAGGATAAGCAACCTCTAGTCCTTTATCAAACATTTCTTTAAAATCTTGTGTCACAAAGACATCAGCTAATGGATTTTTACCTAGAGCTTGTTCCACATATGGAGAAGCTGATCCTTCCAGTGGTTTAGTAAATTTTCCTGATGCTCCTTTTGCTACATTATATATATCAGAAGAATATCCAGAGTCATCTGCTATTTTTTTAATGTCGTTTATAAAATTTACTTCAGATATTAAGTCTGTCTGTTTTTTAAGAGTGGCTGAAACCCTTTGTAGAGGATCGTCTACTTGTCTGAGAACTCGACGCAATTCAGAAGGTATTAACTCTCTTGTATTTAAAACCTTATCTGTTCCTGGTCGAGATGATTTAAGTGATTTTTGTCCTGATAAAAAATCAAATAATTCTACATCTCCTTTAGTGATAGATTCTACAAATTGATTCATTAATCCATCTACATCAGCACCTTCTTTAGGGTTTAATTCTAACTGACGTTTGAAAAAATTTCTAGCTCCATCTAAAGCTTCAACTAATTCTAAGTCATCTACATCTTTACCTTGCATAGCCTTTTTAAGCTTCTTCATATAAGCAGGATTAACAAATGCTTCATATTCAGTATTCATATAGATACCATTCTTAGCATCAATAGTAGCGTTAATTTTTTTATTAAAACCTAGCTTAGATAATTCATTACTATAAGAATCAATAGACCTTCTCATTTCTAAAACAGTATCTCTTAACTCTTCAGGTAAAGAATCTAAAGCTTCTTTTTGATTAGCTCTTGCAGCATCATTTAATTGAGAATAATAACCTTCTAGTATTTCTCTGTCCTTATCTGTTCTTTTAGAAATAGGTTTTTCAAAAGCAGTCTTAATTTTTTTAGACATACCTTCACCAATAGAAAGTTCTTTACCTAATGCATTGTTTAGAGTTGTAATTTGTTCAGGATTTAAATCTTTATATTTAATACCAAAAGCTTGTTCAATTGCTCTCTGTAATTTTTTAGATTTATTTCTAATAACAACAGCATCTGCTCCTGCTTGATCTGACTTTTTATTAAAAGCTCTAAATGTCTTCTCATCAAATCCTTGCCTAGAAGTTAAATTTCTAGAAAGCCAGTTAGTTTTAGCACTCCCTTTATTAGAATCTGTAAGTAAACTTATAGGTTGATTAACCTTAACCTCTTGTACAAATTCTCCATTATCATTTACAATATTAACCTCTTTAATTTTATCATCAACAGGTACATCTTTAGATTTTAGTATTCCATCTTTAATAGCTTTAGTTTTCTGTATGCCTATACTTGCGCCTCTGATAATTGAACTTAAACTTCCTACTATAACACCTTCCTGTATAAGACGTTTAAAATATTCTGTGGCTCTAGGGTCTGTAGGATTAACGACCAATGCATTTAAATATTCTTTACTTTCAGGAAACGATTCTGTGATAGAATTTACAAGAGATTCGTCAGCATCAGTCATAAGTATAGCAGCAGTACCAAAAGAAAAAACATCTTCTCCTATATCTTTTACCATAGATTTAGGAATAGATTTTCCTGTCACTTTACTAATAGTGCTTTTAGCTATATCTTTAATTAATTTTCCACCTAACAAGACAGCGCCAGTTTCGCCTATATCTTTTTCTATCCCACCTACTTGAGGAGGATCAGCTAAAGGTGCTGCTGCTCTAGCCAACTTTTCAGCTACACTATAAATAGACTCACCCTTCTCACCTATTTCAATAGATTTAAAATAATTTGCTAACTCTTCTTGAGTTTCATCAGGAAGTAAATCAACAGCAATACCTGTTAGTTCTCCAATAGATTTAAATATACCAGCTTTAACAGCAGATGATATGTTAGGTAAACTAGAACCTTGAGTTTCTTTTCTTACTTCTGTAGGTATACGAACATTTATACCACCTTTACCAAAAGCTCCTATCTCTTGATCTTTACGTTTTAAAAGTAAATTAGTTTTATCTTGACCTACTAACTCTAGCTCACCTGTTTTTATTTTTTCTAAAGCATCTTCATAAGATTGAATTTCTTTAGAATATAACTTATGCTCTCTTAAAAAAGATTCAGTAGCTACGTTAGGATTAAGTTTACCTAACACATCAGACACAGTTTTAGCGTTTACTTCTAAATTGTCTTTAGCAATAGTATCAAAGACTTTTGCATTTAAGTCTTGAAAAAATTCTGTGTCGTAATTTAAAGTATCCATTATTTTAAATACCTATATTTAATGTTATCTACGAGTTTACTCTGGTATTCTTTTTGTCTTTATCTTTGTTTCAGCAACTGGTGCTGGATTTACCTTCTTAGTAGTACCATCACCAAGTTCAGGTTTTTCCTTCTTAGGATCAGGAGGAGGAAATCTTCCAACTGCTATAGCAAGTGCTGCTGATTGATCACCACCAGTTTGGCTTAAAGCTGTAGCATAATCTCTAAGAGCCTCTGCCATTACTTTTTGAGCAGATTGTAATACACTTGAATCTAATGGTGCTTTACCAGTTGTTGATACTAACTGCCCATCTTTAAACATAGCACCTACTCCTTTTGATTGTAATGCTTGATTGGTAATAGCATTAACATTAGCAGGATTAGTTTTAAATAGAGCAAGTCTTTTAAGTTCATTAGCAGTTATAGACGTTTTATTTTTTAAAGCATTAATAGCATTAGTAGCTAACTTATCAAGAATAGCTATGTCTTGATCTGTATCTTTTTCTCCTCGCGCTAACATTCTTTCCATTGCTGCAATCTCTGCATCTTCACCAGCAGTTTGTAAAGCTTCTTGTCTAAGAGCAGCTTCAGATGCAAACTTCTCATCAGTTGCCATACGTTCTGCTGCAATCTTTTGAGCTTCCTCCCCTATAGTACCTAACTGCGCTCCCTCTGGATTACCTCTACCTGCTGCACTTAACATTCTAAACAAAGCAGTAGTATTAAATCCTACACCAAAAGGATCACGTCTTTTACCTTCACGATCTAATCTTGCTTGAGCAGCAGCTTCAGCACGTTTAGCTCTATCTGTCAATTGTTTTTGTTGTAGTGCTGCAATTGCTTTAGCTTCTGCTTCTCGCTTTGCTCTGCCTTCAGGTAAATTTTCATACATTCCTTTTAAAGAGGCATTTCTTCTTGTTAAAGGATTATTAATATTTATTGGGTCAAATCCTAGTTCTCGTAATTCTCCAGCAGTAGGTTCAGGCGCTCTACCCTGTTGCCTACGAATAAGAGGAACAAGCCCACCTTCTCTACGAGAAACAACACCACCATGTTGCCTCGCAGTCTTTCCACCTAGCTGACCAAATAGATTACCCACTCCTGTTCCTATAGCACCTACATTAGTAGCTAAGTTTTGGAATGGAGAAGGTCCAAAGGTAGTAGGATTCTGCCTGACTTCTTGTTTTAACTGAGGAAAGCCAAATGCTGCTCCTTGCATTCTGTCAAGAACCTGTTCAGGAAATGCTTGTTCTTCCAGAAACTCTTTGTATAGTTCATCAAGTGCAGATTGCGTTTGTTGTTGTTGTACAGCACCTACTTTTTCTAGACCCTGTAGTTCTCTAGTCTGTTGACCTAGTTGAGCAGGAGATAGTCCCATCAAGGCTGTAGCCTCTCCACGTTCTCTAGCCTTCTGTTGTTCAAAAGCTTTTAATCCTGTGTTGTAAGCTGACTGCAATCCCTTGGCTTGAATATCTCCCAGAAATTGTTGCTGACCTCTCATAGCTTCTGCTTCTAAGATAGCTCCTCTACTACCACCAAACGATCCTGCTTGTATCTGAGCAGCTTGTACTTTAGGAAGAACTTCTTGCTCAAACTTTTGCTGTGCCTCTCTTTTCTCTATGTCTATAACAGCTTGTTGGAAAGGAGACATAAATCTTTCAGCAACATCACCTGTAAATTCTTCACCTTGTCCACGTATTAAAGCTTCAGCATCTTGAAAGCGAGTACCAGAAAGTCCTGGTCCTGTTCTTTCTATAGTGCGTTCTCCAGTGACAGGATCAATTGTAGTTTCAAATCCAGCAAGACTCGTAAGACCACTTTGAGCAGCAAGTTGTTCAGGAGTAAACTCTGCAATAGTTTGTCCTGTATAAGCCTTGTACCCACCTGGGTCTATGGGTTGACCTGCATCGTCAAGAACTAATTCTCCCTCTTCATCTCTTAGACCCTCTGAGCGTAGTGAAGCTAAAGCAGATTCACGCTCAAGGTAATCTTTCATGAATGGAGCAATCTCGTCTGCCAGAGATTGTTGAGTAATAGTTACTCCACCTGGACGAGCCTGTGGTTGGAAAAACCCTGTACCTAATGTTGATGCCATCTTTTAGTTCCTTATCCTAAACTAGTTAAGCCTGATTGTAAAGCTTTAGTTCCATTAATTTCGTTAGGTTGTTTCTTTGTACCATAGGCTCTTTGACGAATACTTTTAATAGTCTGATCCATAATCTTTGCGCCTTCATCTGGATTGCCATTGCCCAGTGCTGCCATAGTATATGCATCCACTACATATTCTTTAGGACTTACAGCCAAGGTTGCAACCTGTTCACCATCAGATACAATAGGCATTTGTACATTGTCTTCCATGCCATGACCATCACCACCTATCATTCCTGAAAATTCACCACCTCTGGCTCTGTTGACAAGACCACCTTGTTTTGCTTGTCTATCAGGAAATAGTAAAGATAGAATAAAATCTTCATTATCTTCATCTGGATCAATAATAGGAATTTCTTTTCTTCTATTATCCAAAGCTACTTGATTTACAAAATTTCTATCTGGTAGAATACCTCCTGAACTCCACTGAGAACTAAAATCAGGATGACCAAAATTGGCAAAAGGAAAATCACGATAGTCTGCTTCATAGTCATCATAAAGACCTGCTCCTCTTTCTCCTCCCTGATCATAACTAAAAATAATTGGACCTCCAGTATTATCTCTTTGTTCTAATACAGTAATTCTTCCCTGTCTTAAAGACTGTGGGTCTAAAGCACCTATACCACCATGAGCATCTAACCATTTTTTATAAGCAGTAAATGCAGGGTCTGGTTGACCACCTTTATTTAAACTAACAAGCCCACCTTGCTTTGCTGTCTGAGTACTGGGAAGATAACTGACTCCTCCTACCAAATCTTGAGCAGTAATTTCTTTACCTCTATGAATTGTTTTACCTTTTGTCCTTAACTCAAGAAGTTGTTTTTGACTGAGTTCTCTTCTATCTACATTAGCCGCACGTACTGTTGCTCTTCTATTTAAATCAGGTATAAACTTAGAAGGTCTTCCTAAACCACCTTGTCCTTGATTAGGATCAGTAGGAATAGCACTCTGTCTCTCTGCCTCAGACATAACAGCAGAACCTATAGGAACAAGACTACGTTGAAGCAATCCTTTTCTAGAGAACTCAAGCGCCCCTTGTGGACCAGTTGGTTTGAATACTCCACTGTATCTACCTACTCTAGATAGAAAATCATCTTTATCATCTTTTATCCTTGCCCTTCTTCTCTCGCGTACACCTTCAATCTGACGATCTCCTTCTACCTTTTCAGCAGCGGTAATAGCATTTTTTTCAAATTTTCGTTTTAATTCTTCTTCTTCCTTATCTACATCAAAACCATAAAAATCACGCTCCTCTTTAGGTCTAGTAGCATAATCTCCTAATGCTCCTGCTGCAAAATCAAAACCAAAGCTTCCTATATTTGGTCCTTGTCCTTCATCAAAATATTCACTGAATCCATAATCTAATGCTGCATTAGTTGCTGCACCAGTAAGTCCTCTACCAAGAGAAGAATCAAAGAAATCTCCTACAGGTGAAGTACCATCACTACTTGTAAAACTATCTGCTACAGCACCTATACCAGCACCAACAACATCTCCTACCACAGCCTTACCTATGTTTATTCCCAAGTCTTTTAGAAATCCTCCAAAACCTGCATTTACTTGAGGCATATCTAATTCTTCATTAAATTTATCAATAGTTAAAACATTAGGCATATTATATTGATTAGTGTCAATACCTACATCAAATAAATCTGGGTCTATAGAAGATAAACCCACTTGAGGACTTAACATATTTTTTATATTTTTAGTGCCTATGTTTAATTCTTTTTGTTCTTCATAAAACTTATCAAAAAAAGCAGGATTCTTTGCTAACAAAGCTTCAGCATAAAGTTCAGGTAAAGAATCTCCTCTCTTGGCTATAGGTTCTACATCCATATCTTCCTCTTCCATCATGGCAGGACCACCTCCTTGTCTAGCCATTACTGGTTTATTTGACATGTAGTTGACCATCTCCATACGATCATCCAAAGAACCTCCTTGAATCATATCGCGAAAATCCATGAACTCTTCAAAGTTTTTATTTTGCATTACCAGAGCCTTTTCCAAAAGAAGAATAGTTAGACTGTTGATTATTATTTATACTAGATACATTTTGTATTGGATTAAACTTCTGTTGAATATTATATAATTCAGGCAGCATAATCTGTCCCTGATTTAAATTACTAATCAAAGTACTATCATTAATAAATTTAAAATATTCTTTATTTGTCATTAGTTAAAGTCTTTCCATGTTGTTGATGCAGCAGTACTAACATATCCTCTAAACTTACCACTACTTGCAGAGTAAGCAATATCTCCCCCTTTAGGACGACCAATGTCTGATACTGTTACAACTGTATATATATTTGTAGAAGGCGCTCCCTCACTTACTTGATCACGTAAATCAAGTTCGCTTATTAAAGCAGCACCCCATCTCTCTACTTGATTATATACTTTTCTAGCTTCAGGTTCTTCTACATTTAATAGAAAAGGAAGATCAGGATAACGTGACATTATCTTCCCCCATCAGGTTGAAGTGCTACACGTATTGCACCCCATCTCCATTTAGCTTCAGTTGAATTGGTAGATACTTTAACACTGGCTTGTCTTCCTCTAGCTCTAAAATCTATTTTCTTTGTAGACTTACTAATTGTAAATGGTCCTTTAGTTACTGACTCTGTACTCTCAGGATATTCTTTAGTAGTAATAGAAAATTTAATATTACCATCTGTTAAATCAAAGTCAGGTATCATCTTGTTTAAAAACATTAGTTGATTACCATCCTCAATATCAAAGTCTGCTGACTCAATAAAGGATGTTAATGCTTCTCCTGAACCTGTCTGTAAATTAAAGCCTACAGGCTCATTGTCGTATAGATTACTCCCACCCACTGTAGTTCCTGTGGTGATAGTATTACCAAACACATACTGATCAGCAAAGGTAGTAAACAAGGTACTCCCTATTGTCCAGTAGTTACCCTCTGGTGAAAAAATAACATACTTATCACAATCATTATTTGTTGTATTCTTAGAAGGATATAACCAGATAATTTCATTAAACTCAGAACTAATTCCTGCGTAAATTTTATCTGCTTGATCTAAGTTTAATTCATCAAACACATGCTTTCTAACAGTGCAAGGCAAAGTTCTGACTTGTCCATCGTTTATATAAAAGTTATCATGCCCCATCCAGACAGAGGCTCCATTATAATCTACTGCTGCATGAGGTGCAATCAATCCACAGTTTGATCCAAGTTGTTGAAACTTAAATACAAAAGGAGGACCAACAAAACTCATAGCCCACAAAGCATTATCTGTCCAAATGTTAATCGCCTGTCTTGACCTGACTCCACCTACAATTCTTGTGCCATCTGTTAAGAGATTATCCCCTGCATTAGAACTAACAGAGGGAGTCCAGTTATCTCTTCTATTGGTATCACACCATCTAACCAACATGGGATTATAGTTACCTGCCAAATCATTGGCACCCATGGCTACAATGTGTCTATCGTTAGGAGATACTAAAACAGAATCAACAGTAGCAGGAGAATTTGTTACTGTGGTTAGACGTATAGGAGAAGTAGAAGCATCTGTATCAAAAAAGAATATAGGTCCTTTTCTTCTATTGGCAACTACGTCTTCACCATAATTATCAAGACTCCATTGCGTAATTTGTGTAACCAATCCTGATGATCCTGCTGACGCTGGTTGATTCCAGGCTCTTGTTTGAGAAGCACACACAGTTGCTTGATACTTTGCAGCACTATATCCCAGACCTTCAACAGCAGTCGATGTGCCTGTAGAAATTAAATAATTCAGAGTAGCATTACCTGCTTGAGTGCTAGTAGCATCTGCTGCATCTGTTACACTAATAGTATAAACATTAGTATTTACAACAGAGTTAATAGCATAGGTATTACCTGTTAAATTAATATTACCACCAAGGTTTGTACTTGCTGAAGTAAAGTTTACAAAATTACCTACTACAGCATTGCTTGCATTATCAGATACACATACTCTAGTTGACCCTGCTGATGTACCAAAACAATTACTTAGGGTAACAGCAGAAGCTAAAGGTGTCACATCAAATAAAGTATCTCCATGAAACTCAAATAACTTTTTATCAGTTCCAAACATTGCTCGTTTTGTCTGACTATTATCAACCCATGTCAATAAGTCTCTGGCATTACCATCAAAGGTATCGTCTATCTTAGGCTCATATCCTCTAAGACATTCAGGCTTTCCATCACGAAAACGAACTCTATCTGCATTAAACCACTTTCCTTCTTCAGCATATTCAGTAGACTCTTTAAATATACCTGCTGGAAAATCAAGTTTAATTAATTTACCTGTCATGGTTTATCTCTTAAAATCATAAAGCATTACTGCATCAATTGTGGTAGCACTTCTAGCACTGTATACTAACATATCCACTGCTGCTGCTGTAGTAGTAAGAACAGGAACTGATCCACTTACAAACTTATATACTGTATTATAACCCAGAGTTCTGTTTCCTGTACTATCTTGTATTATATAGATCAAACCTGTTTGACCTGCTGTAGCATTAGAAGGAGCAGCAAGCGTTCTATTATCTGCAAGAGTCACAAGAAAATTATTCCCTGTTAAAAAGTCAACAGCAATAGAAGTTGCATCAGTCAAAGTTGTAATTGGATTTACAGCCCTTGCAGAAGTACTGATAATGAATTGACCATCGCGTATAGTCTTGGTTCCTAGAAGCGTTGTATTGACTGTCACAGAGGTTCTAAGATATCTTATATCAGCAAGAGAAGTATCAGGAACATTCGTGGCACATACACCTATGTCTGCACTAGCTGCTGTCCCTAAACTAAATCCTTTAGTATTGGTAGGAAGAACAGAAGTTGCATCACAATAAACCCATCCTATTCCTCCAAGAGGAACATCATACCCATCTCCACCAGCAGTTTTAATTTTAATGATATCGCTTGCAGTTGTATTGGCAGATACTGCATTGTTAATTAAATAATGTTTAGTATTACCTGGAATAACCAAAGAGATAGTATTATGAATTCCTCCTACTGTTCCTTTAATATGTATAATAGCAGACCTAGCTTGATCTCCTGATCCATTATTAGTAGTCAAAGTAACAGAAGTTGTAGCTCCTACATCAATAGTAGTAATACCTGCAATAGCCTGATCAGTTAAACTAATAACACCATTGTTTAATACGTCACCCCAAGAGTTAGGATTATCTCCATCCCCTTGCTTGTTTAATCGTATATTAGTTGTAAATGTACTTGCCATTATTTAAATTCCCTTATTAATTTTTGGTGTACCAGCAGCTACTATGTAACCTACCAACATCTTATCAGGTGTAGTTATTCTCATTATAGAAGTTTCTATCTTGTTATAATCTTTATATCCTGCAATTACTTTATCAACTATAAATAACTTAGGTTGTCCTATAAATCTAATACACTCTTGAGACAGTCTTTTTTTCATAACTTCACCAACATATGCTTCTCTACTCTTAGAATCTGCTAGTGCTAGGTCCATTATATCTTTCTCTTCTTTACAGATGAAAAAAGCAGCTACCTTATCTCCCTTGCTCCATACTTCTTGTGCTGCTATACAAGTGGGCAGTATTGTAAAACAGGCAATAAGAAATAGTTTGGCAAGCATCTGACTATGAACTTTCTCTAGGATTTCTAGGCCATTCGTCAAACTCTGAGGCTTTCTTACCTGCATCTTTCATTGCTTCTGTAAAGACTGTCATTGCTTCAAGACCTGCAACATCTGACTTTGCATCTATGGCAGTCTCAAGAGCAGCAGCTTTTTCTCTTAGGTCTGTACGCCACTTGGCAAGGTCTGCTGGCTTGGCAGTACCATTGTCTTGTTCTCTGATGACAATCCAATCAGTTTGCGCCAAGGTACTCTGAAGAACAGAAGATACATGGTTCTTCATTGTAGCCTTAATATCCTTTATGTCTCTAGCAGTTTGTGATCTGGTGACAACAACCTTGTCTGCCTGTACCGCAGGAGAAGACTCAGAAGAAGTGTAGAACATATTCTCTACACTACTGCCTTCATATACATAAGGTACAATACCTAATGCTTTACGTTCTTCATCTGTCCAAGCAGACGTAAAGATAGCTTTTGAATATTGGACATTATTAATTGTCATTGCTTTAGGATTAGAAATTGTTTGTACAATTTTATTATCCACAATTCTTGCCCACATAGTTTAATTTCCTTTCTTAAAACTCGTTACTTTTCTGACACTCTATTGACCATACACAGGAGGTAGTGTACCATTACCAGAGATTTTTCCAAAACTCCAACCAACAAAAGTGAGAGTGTTGGAGTTCATGTCTGTGGAACTATTTCTAAGTTTTGCAGCACTAGATAAAAGATCAGTGGCAAAACCTGTGCTGTCACCCTCAGCAGTAAGCTGGTTAAATAATAAAGATTTCATACTAGAGTCATTAAATGGTTCACGTGCTTTATCCAAAACAATATGTTCAGTGGCATGTGTTACTGTCAGTTTTGTTGTTAAAAATTCTGGCTGTGCATTAAGAGAAATAAAAGGACCATTGGTGTTACTGTTTCCAACATATGAGAAAATATCAATCACACCCTGCGTCTCTGCTAAAACACAATAGTCGTATGTGGCGGTTGCTGCTGCTGAACCAATATCAAATGTGTTTGCTGTAATATCAGTAATTACTGTACTAGAAAATGGTAAAACATTTGTGTTTAACGCTAGTAAATTTCCTGCTGATACATCTGGGTGATAATAAAAAATATCGCTGCCAGAACGAGAAAAAAGCAAAACAATGTAGCGACTGCTACCTAAATTGTGCGTGACCGTTGTATCGCTGCCATTGCTATGTGATTGGCTTCCTGCTGCTGTTCCTGCGCTAGAAGAAATATCAAGGCTGTAGCCAACCCAATTGTCTGTTCCAGAGAAAGAACGAAGTGAACCGTAGGTCATATCTGTGTTGTTGGCTGGTAAGATGTATTCATTGCTGGCGTCGTGACTGAAACTAAATCCCCATGTTTCAGTTGCGCTTGCGCTGGCTCTACTTTTGTAAAAACGTAGATAACCGCTAAAAGATGATTCAGCAGTTTCCATGTCTGATAAAAGGGAACCTTCTTGAGCAAGTGTGACCGCAAAATGATCAACACCTTGTGAGTCTGGTGCTGTGAGGTTTGCAGAATTAGGAGCCAAAAAACCAGATGGCACAGCATACTTAAAGTTGCCATGCCCATTTTCATCAGCATTGCCACCAGCAGTTATGTTGCCAGACATGGTAGGGTTGTCACCAAAATTCATAACACCTATGTCAGATGATCTAGATGCGCCCATAATAAAAATATAATCTTGTACTGTGAGTTGGTCATCATGGTTATTAATATCTAACGTAGTGCTATCTGTTCCAGACCCATTTCTCCAAGTACCCTCTACTCCAATCCATACTTTTCCTGTGCTTGGCTCAAACGCCATTTGTTGTATGTCACCAGCCTGTGCTGTGGTAAAACCAGAAACAGAAGCACTGCCATTATCATACAGTGTACCTCTGTAAAAAAATGCTGATTCTCCTCCAGCACCAAAATAACCATTGCCATTACCAGCATTAAAATTTGCAATAGCTATTCCATTACCTAGTCTTCCACCATCTCCAGATACAGACCCAGTTTCAACGTAATATTCCCAATAAATTTTAGGATCATTTGGTTGTATTAAAGTTGTACCTATTAGCCCTTTTGCTACTTGATTGCCACCACTGTACACCATACGGTTGCTTCCAAAACTCATTGTATAACTAGACGCCAAGTCTCCACTAGGAATACCAATGTTTGAAATTTTGGGATACACTAAACTAGGTGTATTAGTTGATTGATTAACCGCCGCCATACTGTTAGGTGTATAATCATTATTGTTGGAACTAATATCATTTCCCAGATCAGCACTATTTGCAAAATCAAGACAGAAGCTATTACCTCCTGCTGTGGAGGCAAGAGCAGCTATGTCTGCATCTGCTTTTGGAACAAACTGAGAACCATTTGTACCAAATGTAAAACTATCAAGTAGATCAGTAATACTCAAATCACCATTCTGAAAGGATTTATTTTCAAGCATAGTAAATTGTGTTAGATAGGCATGACCATACTGGCTACCGTTAAAACTATATCTACCAATTTCCTGTGTAACATTATCATTAAAAGCACTTGTTTCTCCGCTAGGGGTATCTGTACTTGCAGACAAGTCTGTAACTTCAATGCCGTTCACAAATAATTTAATCCTATCACTGGCGGTAACGCCGCTACCTGAATCAAAACTAACACAAAGATGGTACCACCCTACATCTCTGTACTTAGCACTGCTTGTTTTTCGTGCAGTTGTGGCACCTTGATAAACTGCAAAATCAAACCTGTCTGCGTCATCAAATCTGATCCAACTTAAATTTGAAGTAGAAGAACCAGCACTGAAAATTGTATGGGCGTTTGCAGCATTACCAAATTCGGTGCGTTGTACCCAAGAAGACCATATCCAACGAGTTGTTGTACCTGCACTAGGTGTTTTATTTAGATAATCTGCTGATCCATCTATCCAAACAGAGTTACCAATCAAAGTTGTGTCAAATGGTGTAGCACCACTACTAGCTGCTGCTGCACCAAATAATAAATTATTAGAAAATACCATGTTTAACTATTTCCATATGCGTTAGTTAAAATTGCATGAATGTTTTCTCCAGTATTATCACTAGAGACAGATACTACAATATAATCGAGTCTTCCCACTGCACCATTACTTACATCCAGAGTTGGTACACTTGCTCCTATAAATTTCCAACAAGTGTTATAAGCCAATGTACCACTGCCTCCTGACTGAACTAAGAAAATGCTTCCTGTTTGTCCTTTGGTAGCATTAGTAGGTCTAGCCAGGGTATGTGCTGCTGTAACTGTGGTAAGAAAGTTTTGAGCATTAGAGAAGTTTAAGGATACAGAAGTTATACCATTAATAGCTGTTGCTGATATAGCTGCTGCTCCTGACTTAGCCAAGAACAATTGACCACCCAGACTTACATTACCTGTAATCTGTGCTGCCCCACCAATCGTAGCTGTACCTCCTACATGTAAATTACCTGATACTGAAGCATCATCATCAAATGTTGCAGCACCTGTTGCCAAGAACGTACCTCCTATCGAAGTATTACCAGCTACATCTAACGTGCCTCCAACAGTTGTATTACCACTTACACGTACTGTTCCCAAGAATCCTGCTGCACCACTAACAGTGGCAGTGCTTAAAAGATTAACTGCACCTCCAATAGATACAGCCCCTCCTATTGAAGCTGCACCAACTACTGTTGCTGTTCCACCAATAACAATATTACCTGATACAGATACATCATCATCAAAGGTAGCAGCACCTGTAGACATAAACGTACCACCAACTGAAGTGTTACCTGCAACATCTAGCGTACCACCAACTGTTGTGTTACCACTGACTCGCACAGTTCCCAAGAATCCTGCTGCACCTGATACTGTGGCTGTACTGAGAAGATTAACTGCACCACCAATTGATACTGCACCTCCTATAGATGCTGCACCTACTATTGTTGTACTACCTCCTACTACTAAATTACCACTTACAGATACATTAGTTTTAAATGTAGCATTACCTGATACTGTGGCTGTACCTCCTACAAGAAGATTAGTAACTGAAACATTTCCTTCAACTGGGGCTGTAATTCCTGTTAAGTTAGAGCCATCTCCAAAGAAAGCACTTGCACAAACTTTAGCATTAGTGGCTTGAAGATTACCACCTGCTATTGTAACTGTACCTCCAATATTAACATTACCACTTACAGATACATCATCTTTAAAATGTCCTGCTCCTGCTACAGTAACAGTTGATCCTAAGACTGTAGCCCCTTCAAGCGAGGTAGCACCACTAACTCTAACAGACCCTAAGAATCCTGCTGCACCACTAACTGTAGCAGTGCTTAAAAGATTTACCGCACCTCCTATAGATACTGCACCTCCTATTGAAGCTGCTCCTGCAACAGTTGCTGTACCTCCAATATTTACATTACCGCTTACAGATACATCATCATCAAACGTAGCTGCTCCTGTTGTTATAAGAGTTCCTCCTACAGAGGTATTACCTGCAATATTAAGAGTACCACCCAGTGTAGTATTACCACTTACTCTAACTGTACCAAGAAATCCTGCTGCTCCACTAACAGTAGCAGTGCTTAAAAGATTAACTGCACCACCTACAGAAAGAGTTCCTCCAATTGTAGCAGTGTTTGCAACTATAAGAGAACTTACAGAAGTATCTCCTGTTGCTATAATACTGGTAAGATGTCTACCACTTCCAAAGTAAGAACTTGCACATACATCTCCATTAACTTTTAAAGAGCCTCCTACAGAAGCACTAGAAGATACTGCAAAGGCACCTCCTATTCTAATAGAATCAGTGGCTACAAGTAAAGCAGTGTTAGTACCATCTCCTCCCTCAACTTGTGTAAGAGAAGAAGATACAGCACCATTACCACTTACAGCAAGTTTAAGCAGACCTTTATAAGTATCAGCTATTCTTTTACCTGTTAAATCAAAATCACTCATGCGCTATTCCATACTGGTGAAACTACTTGATCACTCATGTTATTAGGAGTACCCTCCCAAAGTAAGTTAGCTGTATTCCACACTAGGTTACGACCTCCTGAATCAGGTCTAGGATTATCTATTTTAACATCATCCCTTACATCAGGAATTTTATTTTGGGGATGATTCTTTAAATCGAAAGCACCTTCATAATCTTCTGGACAAACTAATAAACCAAAACTATTTAGTTTCATTACCCTATGAGGATATCTAAAACCACAAGTATCACATATAGCTAATGCTTTACTATCTGTTGCCATTAGACTGTCCTGATTTTTGGTCTAAAGAAAATACTTGCACGTTCTTTATCTTCTTCCATTGCTCTAAGTAATAGTTCTTCATAGTTTCCTTTAAGCATTGCAATTTTTGCTGGATCAATGTTAGGTCTTTTCATTGACATATAATAAGCTAGACCACATGTAAGACAAGGCAAGAATCTTTTAGGCATGTCAGCATTTTGTCCTGCTGACTTATTAACATCTTCTAATTCACTTATACGTTCTATCTTTAATATATCTGTACTGTTATCAGGTAAAGGCCAGATGCTTAATGTTGGATTATCTCTATCTCTTTTAACAGTATATTGAGTGGCTCTACCTGTTTGTTTTTTATTAGGTATTAATAAATATTCTTCAAAAGAAATTCTGGTTAATTGAATATCAGTATCATCTCTATTTACAACTACTTCTAGAGCATCAATAGTAGAATTACTCAAAGCATATGAAGTAACACTGGCAGCTACTGTAACTGCTGTTACTTCAGTAGACCATAGAAGAACACCTCTGTTCTGCCAATCAGTCAGCATCAGATTAATAGAGCGACGAGCAGAAGCAGGTTCATGACCAAGGGTATTTTCTCCCCCAATCATTTCAGTTGCTTCTTGTATAACCTCATCTATATCAAGGTTAAAATTAAATGTACCACTAGTTGCCATTACCTACCTACTTTTTTTATAGCTTTTTTATGTGCAGCAGTAAAAGTATCTCCTTGTGACATACGAGTTCTCATGTATGTCATATGTTTTTTAGTATGATGTTTAGAATGCCTAGCTAAAGTATCTTCTTCTCTTTTAGTTAATTTTTTTACAATCATTAAAATCTCCTAAGAATCGTAACAAGAAGCTACAAGCACTTGACCACCACGTTTAGCAAAAGTTTTTACCATAGTAGGTTTACCGCCTACGCCTTGAGCTTTAGATCGTTTACGTTTAACTGCTGAACTTTTTTGAGATGAACTCATACTCTTAGCTTTAGCCAGTGGTACACATTTAGGATATTTTCTTTTACTTCCCTTTGTAGATTTACGTCCACATGGTTGATACTTACCATCTTTCTTAGGCGCTCCTATATCAACCCACTTCTCATCTACCCACTTTCTAAGTCCACCACCTTTTTTAGCTTTAGCTTTCTTTTTTCCTCCTGGTTTTACTTTACCAGAGCATACGGCAGATGCATACATGTTAGCATATGCTGATGGATACACATCAAACTTACGCTTTGCAGCAGCTTTACCTTTAGGACAAAGTTTTGCCATCTTAACATTTCCATCTTTTACGTGCTTGTCTAAGTCTTGAATTAGGATTCTTAGCTGCTTTTGGAAACTTCTTCATTTGTCCTGCTGATCTGGCACAGTAGCTCTTACGTCTAGCTGCTCTCTTTCCAGTAGGTTTTGATTCAGTTACAGCAGTCTTTAGTTTACTTCCAGGATTCTCTCTACGATATTTAGCCACACCTTTAGCAGTCATACCTGCTCCAGACCTAGTAGGGCGTTTCTGCCCTCCACGAATGGTATGACCCTTCATACCTTTACCAGTACTTTTTCTTTTAGGAGGCATTTAAATCTGCCCACCTTTTTTGTAACCATACATAATTCCTTGATTAACCATGTCTTTAGGAATTTTCATTTCAATATTAAAGTCTCCACCACCACGCTTATTAATCTTCTTCATTTTTTTCTTTTTAGGTTTATCTTTTATATTAAGTTCATCCTGATCTTTAGGCAAGTTATTGTAGCTACGTCTTACTAGTTTAAGTCCCATTTTAATTCTCCTTAATTATACAAAGAAGAAACAAGATCATTACCTGACATAACTTGTCCACCTTCTTTACGTTTATAAATCTTACCACCATATTTTTTCTTAGGCATGGATATTTTTTTCATTTCAGATTTAGACATACCTTGATAAACAGACTTACGATCTTTTACTTTAGGCATAGGAATTTTAATAGCTTGTCCTAGTTTAATTTTATTAAGGTCTTTAATCTGTGGATTAGCTGCTTTAAGTTTTTTTAGAGTAGTTCCATTATCTCTGGCTATCTCAGAAAGAGTATCACCCTTCTTAACTTTATAAGATTTAGAAGAACT